GGTGGAGTTATGAATCATGAAACAGTAGAGTCTATGAGTAAGAGACGCAAACCTTTTACTGTCGATTACACAGGATTCGGTTGGGTTATGATTCGTAAGGGTGTTTTTGAACGTCTCGAATATCCTTGGTTTGCTCCTAAGATGCAAGTCTTTGAATCTGGTAAAGTACAAGACATGTGTGGCGAAGATGTCTCATTCTGTCTAGATGCCAAAGAAGCAGACGTTGAGACTTGGTGCGATCCTCGTATCAGAGTCGGTCACGAGAAGACAAGGGTTATCTAATGAATAGCGGAACCTTATATAACTTATACTATGATAATGAGGTACTTTATCAGTGCCTCACAGAAGATGAGTTAGGTGAGGTTCTACAAGACCTTGCTGACCGCTTTTTCTCGGACACAGTAAACAATATAGACCCAGACAAAATTGATGTACAACCACAACGGAGATAGTAATGCCCGTCAAAACTAAATCAGGACAATTCGGATCATTCCAATTTGTAGAGACTACCCCGAAAAAAACTCGTCAAGGAAGAGGCAAGCATACAAAATATGCCGCAACCTCTCGAAATAAAGCACCAAAAAGATACAAAGGTCAGGGCAAATGAACCCAGAAGACATAACCGCCGCAATCGCTCGTTTTCCAGAAGAATACAAAGAGATGCGGAAGGGAGAACTATCTAAAAGACAGATAGAACTTCTCGATGGTGCGGATATAAAATCACACGAAGGAATGATATTTGGTGAAATGTATGCTGACTGGAAGTTAAGAAAAGGGTATTGGTCGGAAACCGTATAAATATAGTACGACCAACCCCCTCGAACTCATGGATATTTGGGTAAACCCTGATTATACTGCTAAAGATAGCGGTCTCTTAACTGAAACAGATTCAGATAAGTTATTGGATAAGACTGCTAAACGCAATCGAAATTTACGTAAAGAGGAACTATATGATCCTACTGAAGTAGGAACTGATTGGTAAGTCGCTAAATAATAATTAATAATTAATAAATATCATGCCTCTAGAGCGGTCCAGCGTTGGATTTAAAGATATTAGTTTGTCTTTAAAAAGGAATCCCATTACTAAAGACCTTTTGGTGCTTAAGAATGAATCTGCCATTGCACGTTCCGTTCAGAATCTTGTATTAACTATACAAGGTGAAAAAATATTTGATCCTGATCTTGGTTGTGCGATTAACAGACTCCTTTTTGAGACAATTGACTCCTTTACGGCAGATAACTTAAGAAGAGAGATTGAAGCTGTAATAGAAAATTATGAACCACGAGTAGAAGTAGATACAGTCACTGTAGAACCCGATTTTAGGGGTAATGCAATGAATGTAACCCTAATCTACCTTATAGTTGGAATTGATGCTCAACCGCAACAGTTAGAATTCGTGTTGCTTCCTACTAGGTAAATAATGGCGTTAGTAAATTTTTCAAATTTAGATTTTGACCAGATAAAAAGTCAAATTAAGAGCTATTTAAGGACAAATAGCGACTTTACAGACTTTGATTTTGATGGATCGAACTTCTCTATCCTTCTGGACACCTTAGCATACAATACTTACATCTCTTCCTATAATGCTAACATGTTAGCGAACGAGGTGTTTATTGATGCAGCGACTTTAAGAGAAAATGTCGTCTCATTAGCAAGAAATGTTGGTTATATACCCCGATCACCTATATCTGCTAAGGCAAAAGTATCATTTTTTGTGTCTACAGCAAATTTAGGTACTAATCCTATTACTTTAACTCTTAGAAAGGGTATTGTATGTACTAGTTCGTCTAATTTTGGTACTCAATCCTTTACTTTCTCCATCCCAGAGGACTTAACAGTCCCTGTATCGGGTGGAATTGCTACTTTTTCAGGAATTGACATTTATGAGGGTATATACCTTACTGAATCCTTTACCTATGACAGTTTAAACAAGGATCAGAGGTTTATTCTCAATAACAATGCTATAGATACCACCTTATTGAGAATAGATGTAAGAGAATCGAAGGCAAGTTCCATTAGTAGGAAGTATAAGTACGTCAATAACATCACTGAAGTTGATGCAACTCAAGATGTCTTCTTTTTGAACGAAATTCAAGACCAAAAATACGAAATATTCTTCGGTGATGGTATTTTTGGACGTAAATTACAGGATGGTAACTATATTGTTTGCTCTTATATCACTACATCAGCACAAGATGCTAATGGAGTGTCTGATTTTACCTTTGTAGGGCGTTTATTTGATAATAATGGCAACTCTGTTAAGGTATCTTCACCTATTGTAACTGTTGATGAGTCATCTGGTGGTGGTACTGCCATTGAAACTATCTCTTCTATCAAGAAATTTGCTCCTAGAGTCTATGCTTCTCAGAATAGAGCGGTTACTGCTACTGATTATGAGACCATTCTACCTCAAATATTCCCAGAAACTGAGTCTGTATCTGTTTTTGGTGGTGAAGAATTAAGTCCACCTCAATATGGTAAGGTTTATATCACTGTTAAACCTAGAAATGGTACATATTTACCAAATAATATCAAAGATAACCTAAAAATTGCTTTGAAAAAGTATGCAGTTGCAGGAATTATCCCAGAATTTATTGATTTGAAGTATCTTTACATCGAATATCAGTCTGCTATCTATTATAATTCTAATACTGGTGATGCAGAATCTTTGAAAAAGACAATTAATACCAATATTGATAAGTATGCTAAGTCTACAGACTTAAATAAGTATGGTTCAAGGTTTAAATACAGTAAATTCCTTAAATTGATTGATGATTCTGGTAGTTCAATTACTTCAAACATCACAAATGTGCAAATTAGAAGAGATCTTAGAGTCTTAATGAACCAATTTGCGGAATATGAAGTATGTTTTGGTAATGAATTTCATATTAAGAACACTTCAGGATTCAATATTAAGACTTCTGGTGTTGGTATTAGTGGTTTAACAGGAACCATTTACTTTACTGATGTACCTAATTCAGACTTCTTAACAGGAACTATGGTTATGATTAGACTTGATGCTAAACAACAACCTGTAGTTGTACGAAAAAATGTAGGTACTATCGACTACATAAAGGGTGAAATCTTAATTAACGCAGTTAATATTATATCTACTGCTAAAAAAGTGTCTGGTGATGAAATTATTGAATTCTCTGCTATACCAAAGTCCAATGACATCATTGGAAAACAAGATTTATACTTACAACTAAGTGATGGATCTTCTTCATTAACAATGGTTCCCGATTCGATTGCTTCTGGAGCAGAACTCTCAGGATCAGGATATATAGTATCGTCTAGCTACCTTAACGGGGATTACGTAAGACTATAGGAATATGCACAATAGAGTAAAGGTCCGTCATTTAGTACAGGATCATCTTCCCAATTTTGTAAAAGATAATTTCCCTGAATTTCAGGGATTTCTTAGGTCTTACTATGGATCGCAGGAGTCTCCTGGTGGTCCTACTGATATTCTTAATAATATTGATCAATATGTAAGATTAGAGAATTTATCTGAATTAGTATACTCAACAAATACTACATCTAGTAGTGATTTATTTTCTGATACTATAGAAGTAGAGGATACTACAGGTTTTCCTGATAATAACGGTTTAATTCAAATTGACAGTGAAATTATCAGTTATGAATCAAAAACTGATGTCTCTTTTGTTAATTGTTCTAGAGGATTCAGTGGAATAACCTCTTATAAAGGTCAAGAAGACGATAGTCTTATTTTTAGTCAAACAGGGGTGTCTACACACGCCTCTAGTGCGGTTGTTTATAATTTACATGCATTATTCCTATTTGAGTTTTATAAGAAGTTTAAGAGGCAATATACCCCTGGTTTTGAAGAGGTTAAATTCTTTGATGCAATAAATGAAAAGAATATTGTATCTAGATTAAAGGACTTTTATTCATCTAAAGGTTCTACATCATCTTTTGACATACTCTTTAAGGTTATCTTTGGTGTTGACGTATCAATTGTCAAACCAAGGGACTTTTTGCTACAAGCATCTGATGCAGATTATAGAATTGTTAGAGATTTAGTTGTTAAGGAATTACAAGGAGATCCAGAGGACTTAGTAAATAGAACTCTTTTCCAGGATGAGACACCTAATCTTGTAAAAGCAACTGGTTCTATTACTGCAGTAGAAGAAATAATTAAAGATGGAGTATCATATTTTAGATTAAGTTTAGATTATAACCCAGATCTTGAACAGTTTAAATTCTCAGTACATCCTAAAACTAAGATTACTGCAGCAGTAGGTTTAAATCAGGTTTGGATAGATGTTGATTCTACTATTAGTTTCCCCGATTCTGGTACTTTAAGTGTAGTTGTAAATGGAGTTACTTATGAAATTCCATATACCTCTAAATCATCTACTCAGTTCTTTGGTTTAAGTGCTCCACTTCCTATTCCTGTTGATACGATTGTTGAGACACCAGACTTTGCATATGCTATTAACACTGATGGAGAGGAGATAAGAGTAAAGATAAGTGGTGTTCTTGGTCAATTATCCTTTGATAGGGAAGCATCTAATTATTATCAAGAAGGAGATCAGGTAGAAATTGTCTCTCTTGGACATGATTCTGATGCTCAAATTTTTAAAAGTTGGATTTTAAATATTACTCCAGAATATGATGTTGCTGGATTAGTAAAACTAACAAACAATATTAATGGTGCTGCTCAGTATAGAGTAGAGACATTTGATTCTCATGTATTTACTTTAGGTGATATTGGTACACTAACTGCTAATGATGGTACTACCTATGATGTTAGTGTTCTTGGTGTTGCAGACGATAAGAGTTTTGATGTTAACTTACCTGCTAATATACCTCTAATAAATGTAAAATACCTTATTAGAAGAGGTATATCAAAAGTTGCTGCTGTTAATCTTCCAGAATTAGCAAATATGTCTGCAAATATGCAGAACATTTATATTAATGATGATGGGGATACATTTGCAGTATCACCTTCTTTACCAGATTACTTTAATACTCCAATAGATCCCAAACCACTATCAATGTTGTTTAGTGGACAGTTTAATGGAGATCAATTAAATATTGGATCAAATCCATTCTTTAGTGGTGATGCTATTTGGTATAGTGCTAATAATAATATTCCACTTAATATACCTGAAGGACAATATTTTATTAAAAAAGTTAATGCAAGTACAATCAGTCTTGCTACTAGTAAATCAAATATCAGAAATGGTATTTTTGTAAGAGTTTTTGGTACAGTAACAAATAATAAACTTGAATTACTTGATTTTAGGGGAAAATCTCTTAAAAGGCAGGATCTTGTTAGAAAATTTAGTGAACCAAAATTAGGTGGAGTACAAGTTGATACAGCAGCTGGACAAACTGGTATGTTTGTTAATGGAGTTGAATTAACAAACTATAAATCTAGTGATTTAGTATATTATGGTCAAATTGATGAGATTGAGGTTACTTCATCTGGTGATTCCAATTATGATGTAATTAATCCACCAGCATTGCATATTGAAGATGGTGTTGGAGCAGGAACTACCAATGTCGGTGTTGGTGCTACAGGTGTTTGTAATATTAATGGTTCTTTAAAGAGAATTGATGTTATTGAAACAGGTTTTGACTATACTATTACACCTAAAGTAACTATTACTGGTGGACAAGGTACAGGTGCAGAAGCACAATGTAATATGTCTGAAGTTGTTCATAGAATTACTTTTAATGCAGGTGCAGAGTATATTGATGTAGATCTTGCAAATAATATAATTGGTTTTGCTACATTCCACAAATTAAGACCCCAAGAGAAGGTTGTATACAAATCTGATGATCAAACATCATTAGGTGGATTATCTAATCAAGCAATCTATTTTGCTAGTCTTGTAGATGAAAAATCAATTAAACTTCACAGTAATTTAGATGATGCTATTGCTGGAATTAATACTGTAGGAATAACTACATATGGATCTGGTTTACAAATTATAGAATCATTCGATAAGAAGAAGGTAATATCTTCTATTGAGGTTGTTAATCCTGGTTATGATTATAGGAATAAAACTCTATATTTCCAACCAAGTAATGTAGATATATTTGATAATAAACTGAATATTATTGATCACAAACTTAGAGATAGAGAAATTGTTCAATTTATTAATGAAGGTGGATCTTTCCCTGTTGGTGTTGCTTCTACTACACAATATTTGGTTAAAGTTGTAGATAAAGATAATGTCAGACTTGCTGAAAGGAGAATTGTTGGTACTGCTGATAGTCTCGGTGATGATTATTTTTATGTTAATGATAGGTTCCTTGATTATTCTGATAATGGAGCAGGAACTCACAAATTAATATACACTCCAATTGAAGTAAAGATTGAAGGTCCAATTGGGGTTGGTACTTTTGCTGGACAAGACTTTAGAGCAAAAATTAACCCTGTATTTACTGGAAATATAGAATCTATATCATTAAGTAATCCTGGTGAAAATTATGGTGATAATGAGATCCTTAATTACAATAGACAACCAGTAATTACCCTTATAAACGGAGAAAATGCACAAGTAAGTCCTCTTGTATCATCAGAAGGTAAAATTATTGATATTATTATCAATAATCAAGGTTCTGGATACAATTCACCACCAATTATTGAAATTGAAGGTGATGGTAACGGTGCAATCTTAAATCCAATTATTGTTGAAGGTAAACTTGTTGATGTAAAGATTATTAATAGTGGATTTGGGTATAAAAACACTAATACAGATCTAACAGTTCTAGCAACTGGTAGTGGTGCTAAATTTAATGCTAAAATTAAATCTTGGACTATTAACTTAGTACAAAAGTTAATGTTAACGGGTGAAGTACCTCAAGATGATGGTGTATTGGCACTTTCACTTGATTCTAGTAAAGAAATTGAGTATACTCATGCATTTGCTCCTAGAGAACTTAGAAGAAAGGTTCTATCAACTTCAATTGATATTGATGGAAGTGTAATTTATAGAGCAGATATATTAAATGAAACTAATACAAACAAATACCATTCTCCTATCATAGGATGGGCATTTGACGGATTTCCAATCTACGGTCCTTATGGATATGCAGATAGAGAAGGTGGTGCTGTTAAGAGGATGGAAACCAGTTATGAACTAAGGGTTGATGTGTCTGGTGTTAGACCACCAACTTATGGTTCTGGTATGTTTATTGAAGATTATAAGTTTGTTGGTAAAGGAGACCTAGATGAGTTCAATGGACGCTTCTGTAAGACCCCAGAATTCCCTAATGGTACATATGCATACTTCTTGACTGTAGACGCTTCTGCAGAGGTTGCAGGACCATTTGCGGGGTATCTAAAACCAGTATTCCCTTATGCTATAGGTCCAAAGTATAAAGGAGTACCACAAGAATTTAATTTTAGTCAATTCTCTACTTTAAGTTTTACTGATCTTAATGATGGTACTTATACCCGTTATACAAGTCCTTATGGTATTAGAGGTAAAAATTCTAGGTATTCTGGATTCCTTCAACCAAACGTATTCAGTGAAGGTTTTACTGAAGTTGTAGCAGTATCTCCAGGATCTGTTGATTCACTTAATATTATTGCACCAGGTGATAAGTATAATATTTCGGATAATATATTCTTCAATGATGATGGAACTCAAGGTGGTGGTGCATACGCACGTATAGCACAAATATTAGGACCAGAAGTAAGTAATATTTCATATAGCAGTACAAAATTATCTAACATACAATTTACTCCAACTTTAGGTAAAGGTAGATTTGTTGGATTTGGAACAGTTTCTCATGGACTTAATTCTGGTGATATTATAGATTTGCAAAATTTAAATTTATTATCTACATTATTATCAAAAACTTACAGTGTTGGTATTACTACTAATACACTTATTTTACGAGATGATGTTGATAGTACTCTTGTTACAGGTATTACAACATATTTTAATGTGGACGGAAATTTAACCTTCCCAACTACTGTTGTAAATGACTATTATGAAATTAACAATGAAGTTGTTAAAATCTTGAATATTGATAGTTCAAGTAAGAGAATTAGAGTAGAACGAAATATTACTGGTGTTTCAACAGAAGTTGCTCATCAAAGTGGTGATATATTAACTGAGAATCCAAGAAGATTTATTATTAACACTGGATTCCAGACTACAACACAATATCAAATTGATAGAACTTTATATTTTGAACCAGGTGAAGTAACTGGACTTATAAGTGAGAACTTAGTTCTTTATTCTGATCCTGTATCCCCTTCTCTTACTGGTGGTACATGGTCTAAAGGAACTGCTGGTAATGGAATAGGAACTGTAACATTCTATCATTCTAAGACTCCAGATGGTAACATTTCTGCTGCTAAGGTTGGAATTGCTACAACAACATCT